ATCCGAACGTCCACGTTGGATTCAGCGTTGCGTAATGCTTGATAATGCTCGCGGCAATCCAGGTCTTGCCGCTGCCAGCCGGTGCGATGATCAGACCATCGCTAGTTTTGGCCCACTCTACTGCTTTTTGTTGGTATTCTCTTAGATTCATAGTTTTAGGAAATTTATCCCTCCGCCCACTGCTTCATAGCGAGCGAAGGGAGTTGTCCGTACCACACGGTACGAATCGCTTACTAATGGGCGACTGCTGTCAATGATGCGCTTACTTGCGTCGTATTGCTCATCTTTGCCAGCAGTTCTCTCACCGCTTTTTCAGCGAGAAATCCGATCTTGATTCCATGCTTTTCGCTAACAGCGCGCAGCTCGGAATGAAGTTCTGAGTCGATTGTGATGACTGTGCTTTTCTTTTTGGTTTTCATTCGCAGGTGTAGATTTTGTCGGTGGTTCGCAGGCCGGTGGGCCATTGAGGTTCGGTGAATGACTTCTCGATGAAGATGACCTTATCGGTGGGCTGGATGGTGAGTCGTTCGCCATCGGTTCGGATGAACATGAATTCCTTGGCTTGGTTGGGTTGTCGGCTCCAGCTATCGCCGATGGGAGCGGCGGTGAAGAGGTAGTCGCCGGTGATGATTTGATCGGCGCATTTGACCTGGCATTCGAGTCCTCGGAGGAAGGTGTACTCGATGGTGGTGAAGTCGGTTCCGTAGCAGTCCCATCGCTGGGCTTGCTGAGGTGTCCATTCAAGCTCTGGATCGGAGCTGAATGTTATGGCGTGGGGCGGGACGGCTCGATAGACCGCTCCGCATTCGAGCATGATGGTGCAGCCCCACATCCGACCTGGGATGGATACTAGGCCGAACCAGACGCAGGGGATAAATGCTGCCCCGGATAATCCGAGGAAGGATGCTTCGACGAAGCAGTACTGATGGTGAGGCAGTTGGCCTGCTTGTGAGTAGATCATGGTTTCTCCGTAAGCGATTTGATGTACCTGTTCCTCTCAGCCGGTTTGGCGTCGATGATGTACTGTAAAGCTCCGCAAGCATTCACGCTCGCAGTGTGTTCCCAGTCCTCTTTGTTGTCGTAGAACTCATGCCACCGCTCGCTGGGTGCGACGACAATCTGGCCGGTTCGATTGTGGCGGAACACGAATGCGGCAGGGCCGATGGGTACAATCATCTTCCCTCCAACCATTTCTCCAAGTCGTGGAGTTCAGCGATCTTGGCTTCGAGTTCTTTGATGCGGTCGTTGAGACGATTGAGTTCCATCACAATACCCCGTGGACGTATGTCGCTAAGGAACTTACCTTCTGGAGTCTTGATGCTGAATCCATTCAGTGGAGGCATTCGTCGCAACACGATGTGGGTGTAGCGTTTCACCGATTTACCTCCTTCAGTATGAAGTAAGCCGAACCAGCAATCACAAGTGCAAGACACAGTTCTGGATGTCTCCTGTGGAACTCCAGCTCATCTTTAACTAATTCAATAACTTCTTTGAGTTTCATGGTCAGAATTCAATGAGGTGGTACAACCGCTTGCGAAGTTGGGCAACCTTGGCTTGCTTCTCAAACAGGTCGTGATAACGAGCGATGTTGTATCTGACCGATCCATGCTCGTCGTGTAATGAGTCGCAGTACTTTTCAAGAAAAGCGATGCGCTCCTCAGTGCGACGGATGCGCCAGTTGCGATACCATTTGAATGGATTCACAACTTCAACTCCTTCTCATTCCACAGCAACAAGTCAGCGCGGAGAGCGTCGTTCTCCTGCTCCAACTTTTCGATGCGCTGACTCATAAGTTTTACGATTTCAGCCACTTCCGACGGAGTAATGTCATGCTGTACCCACACAGATCCAGTTGAGTTGATTTTTACCAACTCGCGGTTGTTGGTGGTGAATTGACTGCTCACAGCTTGGCCTCCTTGGCTTCTGTCCAAATTCTCACTCGGGCCGCATATTCAAAGGGGCAGATTGCTTCATCCCCACCCTCCTCCAGCCGCTTGATGCGTTCCAGAAGCCTCGGCACCTCGCGCATGATGACGACACGTTGAGACTCGCCAAGCTGTCCACCAAGCATCGTTGAAATAGCGTTCGCATCCCACTCGCGCTCCACGGCCATCGCGGAGTCCTTCCAGTCCTCCAGCCGCTTGATGCGGTCTTGAAGCCGCAGGTTCTCCTCATCCAGCAATTGCTGCTGACGGATGATTGAGTTTGCTGCGTGGAGTTCGCGTTCGATCATCCTGATCCGCATCCCCAGATCGGCTACGTTGTGCGGTGTTGAGTCTGATATTGGGGTGTCGCTCATTTACACTCCTTCCATTTGAACTGCGGTTTACCGCTCGCGTCGTTTGTGTAGTAGGCGGCTCCTGCGAGGATGGCTTCTTTTCTCAGTGCCGTGTCACCTCTGGTGAATCCTAAGATAATTCCGATGATGAACATGCTCACAGCAACTGCGCCTGTGAGTTTTGCTAAAGTGTCGTCGCTCATTTGCCCTCCCTCGCTTTGAGCATCGCGTCGGCGTATTCATAGGCAGATCGGGAAACCAATTCCCCATCCTTCTTGCTACTGGCCGGAACGCTCGCGTCCGAGATGATTCCCTGCAACGCAGCCGCCGCGAAGTAGTCTCTGACAGTGATACCAGATCTCGAACCGTAATGGGTCATGCAAGGTTGACCGTCTTGATAGAATCCATGCGTTGTCGCGGTTGCAGCAGTTGGAAACGCCGGTCCTCCGTCGTTGATTGTTCCTCCTTTGATTGGAAAGTTTCCGATTCCCATGTCCTCGCTTCGGAAAAATACGTTTGGGTTTGGTTGGTTGCTCATTTGGTTTCCTGTCTCTTTAGATATTCTGCAATTGCCTCATCTGCTACGTATTGCAGTTTGTATCCTCTCTTTGCTGCGTATTCCTTCAATCTCCGATGCGTGTCGTCTGACACGACGAAGACTTTCGATGTTGGTCGTTTGGGTTTTGGTTTGTTCATTTTATTCGCTCGTAATCGCTTCGTGAATGACCTTGAAATGCTCGGCAAAAATGCCGTCTCGAATAGCCAGCGCGATCTGGCGATGCTCCTTCTGCGTACCCTTCGCACACCGCTGCTCGAAGTAATGAATCCATGAGCGGATGTTTCCAGTCATGTACAGCGTTGTTTGTGTGCAGAGCGGAAGAACCATGCGAGCGGTTTCTCGGCTCACACCCTCTTGCAGGAGCGAGCGGTACGTCTTGAACGCAAGATCGACAGACTTGGCAACCGCGTCGTAAGCCCAGTCTTGATCGAAAGTGTCGCCACTTCCCTGGCGGTTGACTCGATCCTGAGTGCGAAGTTCGACCGGCTCCGGCGAATCACTCGGCGCATACCGTTGTGAAAATTCTTGGAAGCAGAACGAGCGATGACGAATAATCTGAGCGGAGATGGCGCGGCTGGTCTGAATCTCGACCGTCATGCTGGCCTGCTCGAAAATGCTCCAATGGCCGTTCTTGATGCAGTAGGCCAGTAACTTCGGAGCGGTGAGCAGACTCATCTGGTTCGACGGATTGCTGACTCGCGCTGCGAACGTGATGAAGTCGGATGCGGTCATGTTACCGTCGCCGACAAGTGGTTTTGTGATTGCTGCGATTTTGACTTTCATGGATGCGAATTGGATGCGTTGGGATTGAATGATCGTGCGTTGTCTGGGAATGCGCACCCCTCCTTGGTCCGTTTAGAACGGCTTTTCTTCGTCCGCGTCAGGAGCAGTCGGCGCAGGAGCTGCCTTCATATTCTTGATGCGATACGCCCTCTTCTTCTCTCCATTCGATTCGTACTCTTCAGCACGGACAGTGATGGCCAACTCTAAGCCAATCATTGAGCGTAGGAAGTTGGCGTAGCTGCCCTTGACGCCGAGGAAGTCCACCTCGGTTCCATCCGGCACATTGTGGTTGGTGGCGGCAACAAGCTGATTCACGCGGAACCAGACATTCTCCTGGTTGATGAAACGGTCAGCGATGCTCGATCCGTCCTCGGTTGCGAATGTCACCTTGCAGACCTCACGGCCCTTTGCATCGAGCGTTTCCTCGACCTTGGTGACGGTGACGGTGTACTCGCCCTCGGCATTGATGTAGCTGCCCCCGGCGTCTTTTCGATTTACTTTGAACATATTGTTTTAGGGATTTGGATTGTGGTCTAACTCTCGGATTTATTCAGCACCCATTTCGGGCATGAAAGTGTTTGCGTTGCTGTCGGATAGGCTGGCCAACTGTCCAGTGCGCGGCA